GAAACCATCAATTCGATGGACTATAACACTGGATATCAATATTCCGTATCTGGATCTGGTATCACTCCAACAGGTGCATTGTCGCCAACTACATCTACTTCTACATCGACCATAGACGGGGTAACTTCTACATGGACAGGAATAGGAAGCAAACCAAACTTCACACATACAACTCCAGGAGCGGCATTTCAGTTTGCAGAAACTTATCGTGGTCCTGGTTTAAGCAATCAAACAATAATTCAGAGAGTCACAGAAGTAGAATCAATAACCGACACTACAAGTATCTTCTCGCAGTAATTTCTTGTGGAATATTATCACCGTCTGCTGCGTTATCTGAAACTGTTGGTGGTGTTAGCGCCACCGCTGCTCCTGTTGCTAATAGTAGTGGTTCTGTTACAAATCAAGCGATACAAGTATTACAAGGACCTTATATCACCAACACCTACGGGAATGGAATCCAATGCCAAGGTCCCACTAGAAATTTCACCCCTTACGTAACTGGAAGCATCTCTGCTCAGAAACCTTGGGAACCTTATTATAATGATAATGTATATGATATGAGAGACTTTGATGAAGATGGAGCACCAGATAATCCTGGTGATGTGTTGTATCGTGTTCCTATCAGAACAGGACAAAAAGATAATTACAACCTTGGAGTTGGATTCTCTATTACTTGGTCTGAACCATTAGATAAAAAACTTCAGGCACAATGTAAAGAAGCAGCTGCTGCTAACATAGAAATGATGAAGCAACTCACTGCTAATAAGAGATTAGATTTTGAGATTGCAAGACTTAAAAACTGTGGGGAATTAATGAAGCAGGGTATTACTTTCCACCCTAAGAGTCCTTACTATAAAGTCTGTGCAGATGTTGTGGTTCAGAACGTAACTACAGTTCCTAAGCACGAACATCCACACATACATAAAATCAACCCCTAAGATGCTTTTGTTCCATTCTTCTTTCGAAGACTGACTTAACTACTTCTTTCTTACCACGCATCTTGGCAATCTTATTAACCAATTTTTTAACTATTGGTTTAACTGCTTTTAGGACTATATCTGCAATGGGTTTTGCGAATATCGCCGCACCAGCAGCAGTGGCGGCAATGACTGATGTTTGAATCACGATTCCTGGTTCTGGTAAGTATTCTTTATGCCAAGGTATATCAGGTTCGGAAGGAACTTCTATAATGTTCTTCTCACATTTCCTTAACTGAACATTATAAGTCTCATCGGGTAAACAATTTACTGTGTTTACTTCTGGTATTTTTGGAAGAGAAACCTGCTGTGGAGGATTTGGTTTCTCTGGTTTTTTATATGGAGGAAGTTTAGCAGGACGTGTTGGTATCACTTCCTCTGGAGTAAACTCTATTGGATTGAATGAAGGAACACCAGCATCACAATAAGTCAGAACACCATTTGGGTCATCTGACTGAATAGTCTTAGATTTACTTTTGCTACTATGAGCTTCCACACATCCAGGAATATCAACTATTGGCAATCCAATGTTAGTAGTTACTGGAACTATTGGTGGTAAAGATTGTGATGGTTCAAATATCCAAGTAGAAACTTCTGGTATATCAAGCTTCCGAGTTTTAATCTCTGGAATGTTTGGCATTAGTCGTGGTGAAATACTCCTTTAAAAATATTACCAATAGCACCAAAAAAATGATAGAAGATCACGTAGAGAAAAAATGTCTTCTCTGGATTTCTTTTGGTTTCTTTTTTCTTATAAGCGCCAACTGCCATGGTTAAAAAAATAATATTCTTATATTATTTACCAAAAAAATAATATAAGAATTAATAATAGTTACTTTTTATTAAATAAGGGTGCCATGAGTACGACGAATTTCTCTTAGTTCTTCAAAGTTCTTTTGCTTTGTTCCACCGTCATATGCCCAAGCATATCCTTCAGTAATCATTTGTTCGTTGAGGGACAATTCTGAGTCCCCAATGTATAACCAGCCCAAAAGACGACCATACTTGCCGACGCCACCAACAAGTTCAGTCCTAATAACAAGGTCATCGTCACCAGCCACAGCACCTTCCAGTTTCTCTTTGAGCCAGTTAGTAGCGTCATAACCAAGTGCCTTTTCTTCTTCATCTCTAGTGCGTTTCTCTGGAGTGTCAACTCCAGCAACTCTTACACGTTCTTTTTTGTACAAGTCAAATCCTAGGTCAATAGTAACATCAATAGTGTCACCATCAACCACTCTGTTGATCTCCACTACTCGGAAGTTGTAGCAACTCTTCCTGCTTGGTGGTGTCATTGCTCCCATCTTGCATCTCCATATATGCCATTCTTAATATATAGACAACACAATATAGTGTAAAAGCAAGTCCACAACAAAGAAGAATTATGACACTCCAAACTGGAGAATTAATATCGACTTCCATTATCCTTTAGAAGAATCTTTCTCTTCTTTTTTAGCAACTACATTAGTAGTATTATTACCATTACCATTGCCATTACCATTGCCACCACTAGATTTGGATGGAGTCACTCCAAAAGTAGCTAAAGTCCCAGTAAAAACGCTGGCAATAAAAGTTGGATCAATTTTTTGTTGAGGAATTCCAGGAATAGAAACATAATTAAGAGTTAATATTGCACCCGTCCAACCCAATACAATTAGTCTAACTAAACTGGATATTCCTTCTTCATGCCAATTAAATTCATGATCATCATGCTCATCTTTCTTTTTCTTGGGAAGCATTGATCTTATGATTGACTTCATATTATTTATGGAATAAGAGAATCAACTGATATATTTGTAGAGTTCAGTTGATTATATTTAGTACAGAGTACTTCACTAGATTCATGTTCCCATTTGTGATATAAACTTTTAAGATGTTTTGTATATTCAAAACCATCACATAATCTCATTTCATCAGCAACGATGGTTTTAATTAAAACTTCTCTTGTTAGCTTAGTCATACTACTTTTTAAGATTCCAACAAAAAATTATTTTTAACATAATAAAAATTTTAATCTCAAGATAATTTTTCTTGGGTTTCTAGTCCAAAAAAATTTTTTTGGACATGAAAATATTTATTAAGAAGTTTAAGTTAAGAATTATTTAATAAATCCTTCCTCACGTAACCACTTCTCAGTCAGTGGTGTTGGTTTGTAATCAGACCACATTGTACCAGTAGCACAAGACTTCAATGCCTTAGCAGTCATACCTTCAGTCTTACCTGCCCACATTGCTTCTGCTTCCCAGGGCACAGCAAACTTAGGATAAGTCTTTTCTGTGATCTCACGCCAGATCTTAGGAACATCTTCCTCTGGTTTGATGATGGCAATCATACTATTTTTAATAGTGCCTGCCATACAATCTTGAGCAGCGTGCCATCCTTCATGACGCATAACAGTCATGAGAACACCAGGAAGACGCATGTATGTCTTATTCAGAAAAAAGTTATTGCCAACTGTATGATAAACCCCACGATGCCCAACAGGAAAATATTTTTCGTCTGCTAGAAACACGTTAACTCCGACCTGACTAAGGGAAACGAGCATATTGTTGAACTCATCAGCAACAAAATCGTAATCACTATTGGGATGAGCATTAGCAATATCATTGATACTGAAGACTTGTTGGACATCTTTGGTGCATTCTCGAAGCAACATACAACCCATAGAGTCCATACTATAGAATTCTTTAATTAGTTTTTCTTGACCCGCAAATGCAGGAGAAGATATAAGTGCCATTCCCATAAGGGAAAATAAAAATTTTTTCATAGGTTTGGAATATCAGGTCCAGTAGTAATAGGAATATCAGGTCCAGTAGTATCTGGTATATCTGGAGTTAAAGACTCTACAAGGGCAGGCAGTGCCTCTCTAACAGCGGTTGCAACCTCAGTAGTTACTTTTGCCCTTGCGTCTTCAATAAGAGTATCTTTATTAAGATACAAATAAAAACTACTACCAACTACACTAAGCGATACCAAACCAGATAACAAAGCAATTGTGTTAATTAGACTTTGCATAATTTTCCTTATAGTATTTGAAAAGTCCTAAGGTAGAACTATTACCTTGAGAGACCCAATCATGAGCACATTCATAAATGGATCTGTTAGAGTATTTAGGTTCTTTATTCTCATTTAATTGACCCCCAAACTCTTGAAGAAGAGATGAGATGATAAGTTCTCTCAGCTCTAGTTTTTCTTCACTATATCTCCAGTCTAGTTGTGTCATGACCATATCAATTTTTTAGTGTAATCATAAGCATATTGTTGACGATATCCTTTGATACCCCAACCCAACCAGTAGTAAGCACCAACCATATACTGACTGACTGTTCTACCAGTTCCTTCAAACTCAGGCAGATACTTCTGGAAAGTATATTCGTTGATCATGTATGCTGTCTGACCCTCAAGCGAGGAAGGATCATAACCATACTTCTTAGAGAACTTACCTAACCCCAGATAACGGTTCGTAGAGGTCCACTGAATGAGTCCGTAACCACCGCTATAGCAACGATCGTAAGGAACTCTAGCACCTCCCTCACAAATATCGGGAATGAAGTTACTTTCTGATTTAATGTTTCCCATGATCGTTGCCAATGCATTACGATCTGAGATTCTTGTTTTCTCTTGAAGTTTTTCAAGGACATATTTCTCATTATCGTTACATTCTGGACACTTCCAGGATTTTTTTTCTACTGCAATTTCCAAAACTTTATCTGGATTAACAATTCCAACTCCTGGTTCAATAATAAGTGCAGGAGGATTTTTGATTTCGCTTATATTAGGATAAGCAGAAGCACATGCAGAGGAAATAATTCCTATTACAGGAAGTGCAAAAAATTTACGAAACATTAAATTAATAGAACTCGACATTCGTATCACCACAAAAGTGGGTACGACTCTTTGGTTGACTTATTTAGGCGAACTAACTTTACCACAAAAAAGAGGGGTAGTCAACCCCTCTTCTCCAGTCACCTATAAGTATTACTTACCAAATGCCTGGAATCAATTGTCCTGTTGTAAGATAAGACCCAACTCCAGCAATGAATCCAATCATTGCAAAACGGGCATTAAGAATTTCTGCTTCAGGTGTAAATCCAAATTTCATTTTATTTTCCTCCAGAGGTAAATTGAGTGTGTGGATTTTTAGTTTTGTTTGCTATGATTACTTTACTACCATCATGAGTGAATACTAGTTCATCCTCATGATCCCAACAAAGTTCTTCATATAGAGCATTTAAACGTGACATGTCCTCATAAAGTGCATTTGGATTAGGCATTTTGCTTCAACCAAGTAAGTACAGTATCAGGATTGCTCATTTCATAAGGGTCAATCGGACAATTTCCGATTTTCCCTGGTTCTTCAAACATAATTTCAATCTCACCATCGTTGACAATCATAGCATATCGCCAAGAGCGACTTCCAAAACCTAGGTTCGATTTATCGACAAGCATACCCATAGAAGAAGTAAACTCGCCGCTACCATCAGGGATGGGCTTGACATTCTGAACTCCTTGCTGTTTGAACCAAGCGTTCATAACAAAGGAATCATTTACAGAAATACAATAAACTTCATCAATGCCGAGTGCTTGGAACTCCTCATGGTTCTCATCATACCCAGGCAGTTGGTAGGTAGAGCAAGTAGGAGTAAATGCACCAGGGAGTGAGAATACAACTACACGCTTACCAGCAAACAGATCGTTGGTTGTGACATCTTGCCAACGGTAAGGGTTAGGTCCACCAATACTTTCATCGCGGACACGGGTGTGGAAGGTTACTTCAGGTACTCGGGTCATAATTTGTTTATATTAAAAAATTTATATTCAGAAAAGTTCTTCTTCTTGTTCGGTTAGAATAACACAATCACTAGTAGGATAAGAGACGCAAGTCAGAACAAATCCTTGTTCAATTTGATCATCATCCAAAAAGGATTGGTCTCCTTGATCTACTGTGCCACTGACAAGTTTACCTGCACAGGAAGAGCAAGCACCAGCACGACAAGAGTAATTCATATCAACTCCTTGATCTTCTGCAGCATCAAGGATGTACTGATCATCTTCACATTGAATAACACTTTCGGTGCCATCAGGTGTACGAAGAGTAATATTAAAAGCCATTAGTAAGTCTCAGAAATTTTTTCAATAGATGCTGCCAACAAAACAAAGAAGGCAACGGCAGTGATTGTAAACAAAAAAGAAACCATTGTCAAGCCTCAAAAGATACCGAAGAAGAACTTGCCATTGATCGCATAGGCAACGAATCCCATGATGAGACCCATCATCGCCCAACGACCATTATACATTTCCTTCTGTTGCCAGGGGGAAAAAAGACCCTTGCGGTTGTAGTTTTCAACAACCATTTGAGGTTCAACAGCCCACATGTTTTGTTGACCGCGCTCGTTAGTTGTTACAGTCATTGTAGTTTTGTAAAGATTTACAACACAATTATATAGCAAAAATAAAAAGGGGTCAAGCCCCTCTTGTCAATATATCCTGACAAACTAAGTATAATTACTTACAATAGTCTGGATTTTTTTTCAAAAAGCTATGAACATATGAGTCCACATCTATATCCATTTTATAATGAGCATGAGTATGTGCTAGTTGCACCATTCCTAGAAATCCACATATAAGCAGATTGATCAAAGTCAATGGATGAAAAAAATACTTCATAGTAAAAAGGGGACTCAGAGAGTCCCCCATAGTTTTATCTAATCGTTAGATCAGAAAGTGAACTTCAGACCAGCTTTGGTGCCATAACCGTTGTCTGCACCATTAGCACCAGTAGCGAAAGAAACTTCACCATAGACACTCAATGCTTCAGTCGCAGCAACGCTACCACCAACTTTACCAGAAAGAACGGTGTCGGTATCTGCACCATCAAGAGCGACAATGCTAGGACCAACTTGAGCGTAATATCCGAGAGCACCAGTAGTGCCTTCGTAACCTACGTGAAGATCAGTTACCGTACCGCCGTAATCCGATCCAACGAAACCAGAATTGGCTTCGACATTAACGTAAGGACCTGCGAACGCAGCGCCAGCGGACATGGAGAGAGCAGCAGTTGCTGCGAAAACAGATTTAATCATTTTAGATACCTCTTTAAATTTACTTGCGGAATGGTTACCCGCAGATGGAGAGTCGGTTTATCCGACTGCTTGGATATTATAGCATAGAATGACGCGAGTAGTTGAGGCGTCCCTTCTATGAACTGTCACATGTGACAATTGTTATAATTCGTAACACTAATTACGAATAACTTATTTATAATAGTTAATTTTTTTACTTTTGTCAAGCTTACAGAATACCAAATGGTAAGTTGCTTAGTCCCTTAAGTGCAGAACCTCCTCCTGGAGTTGGTGGTCTCATAGGAATACTTGCTCTTTCTTTTTTCTCTGCTCGAAGTTCCAGTTCATAAATTCTTTCTTCCATAACCTCAATAGAAGCGTGGAGGTTTGTAAGATAATCAATCAACTCTTCCTTATTCTCAACAACCTCGCGAATATCTTCACGAAGTTCTCTTTCTTTTTTTTCAACTTCTAGATCATCTGGATTAATCTGACCACTTTTGGCCATGTAAAAATCAGCGATTGCTTTAGTATCATCCAGATCTATTCCTTCTAATTTGGGAGATACATCTTCTTGTTCAACTTCTTCAGCAGGTTCTTCTGCATATTTAATGCTATGAATAACCTCAGTAGTTCTAGGTTTTTCTTTTAGATCTTCTGTGTTATTATCTTCTGTCATAGTTCTGGATAGTCAAACAACATTTCTGCAATATATTTATCGGCAAACTCTTCACCAAAAATGCCCTTTAAAACTCCTTTAGTTTTATTATTTTGCCTCTGCTTCTCACAATAATACTTGTGTCCTTCATAGTTTTTTCTAATCTGATCTTCATCAGTTGTTGCTTCAGTGATGTTTGCAATAGCACAATGATAATTTAAAAAGGTAAATGCGATAGAATTAAATTTATCATACTCATCTTCGTTAGGACTTACAAAAACACAATGCTCTGAGAATACATCTCCCCAGTCTGGCATCTTTTTGTCCTTCTCAAACTCTTTATCTTCCACAACATTAAGAATATCATACTGTGAAGGCAGAGACCTGTCTTCTCTAATTGAACTGATGTCTACAATTGCCGCTCCAACATTTTTTGAAGACGCTACAATATCAGCACCAAAGATTGGAAGACTATATTCGTACCTCGGATACATATTTGTATGTAGGATATCCAATCCAGATTTCATCTGTGCAATCTCTAGATGAATCTTTCTAAAATGGTGGGTCTCCCAAACAAAATTCTCAATATAAACAGCATCATCATCGTCTGCTCTATCAATTTTTCTAAAGTCTTCAGGGATTCCAACTTCCCTTACTATAAAGTGTTCTCCCCATGCTCTCAAAATATTTTCTGACAGGGATTGAATCATTGGATGTAAATCTCTCATTTGTTCCTCATTTAAAAAGTTTATCTTTAGGGGTATTTAAAACGAATAATTCCATTGGTTGGTCTGCTAATCTTGGGCGACTTATTCCATCATCCCAAACATAACCTTTTAAAAACATTATCCAATTTATAGAATCATCAAAGTCTTTGTTATAAACAACACCATAAACAGTATCGTCATGGTAGTCATCTACACATATAGTAACTTCGCCTCTAGTAGCATTTCTAAGATAATATTTTAGTTTGTTTCTTGCTTGAATACCATAATCTTTTTGTTCCTCATTATTTATTGATGGGGAACAAATTCCACTTAGGTATATGACCTTCTTAAGATAAACGCCCATACCCAAATCAATTATTCCCTCAAAAGAATAACCATCAAATACATCAAGAACTCTACTTATTTGGTATTCATACATACAAATTACTTAGTCCTCAAACATATATTTAACAACATTAACTGTCTCATTTGATACAGACTTCATCCTATTTACAACTTCAGGATCAATAAGATCAGGATGATACCACCAATCCTCAAAAGGACTGTTGTCATTAGGAGATACATTGGCAACTAACATTTCATATCCCATTAGTTTAAGATATTTCCTAGACTTGTCTCTATAAGATCCCGTCATATCAACATAATGATCATGTTCATATGTGATAATACCAAACCTATACTTCTCAAATGGAATTGCCAACAAGCATTCAAAAGTAGTTTTAGATGGTTCAACATCTAGTTGAAGATAATCAAAATCAGTTCCTTTATCAAAGTTATCAAGCAACTTCATGTAATCAATAGTTGTTGCATCTTTACAAATGATCTGGTTCTTACGCTCTCTAGCAAACTGATTACACAGATCAGGGAGAATCTCAATAGAAATACCATCCCAGTCATATTTTGTCTCAAGAAGAGCAGTATTGTTTTGATAGAAAGGTTGTTGAGCGCCAATCTCAAGATAAAGTCCATTCGTTTTACCTTGAGTTGCGGCAAGAATAAACATATCCTGGAATGCTTGAGAATGATTATTTTTAATCTTATCAGAACCAGGGAATTTGAATCTTAATTTATCATGTTTGCGCTGTTGATATTTAATAACCTCATCTGGAATATGTCCTGATCCCATTCTCATTAGATTATTACCAACCATATCATAATGGCGATCATCCATCTCATAGTTATTCTTCATGTCTTGAAGAAGAGATCTGGATTCATCTCCTTTACCCCACCACCATGCGGCAAGTTGCTTCTCAAAAAGAAGACCATACTTACCAGGATATTCCACATCAGTCTTCAATGGTTCGCAATCAAAGTCACAAAACTCAATTGCCCAATGAGCAAAGATATAACAATCTTGCCACCACTGACGCTTTTCAGCAAACTTAGCTAACAAATAGTATGCTTCTGGTCTTTTAGGATGAATGCAAAGTGCTTGTTGAAGAAGTCCCTTTGCTGTTTGATCTCTCGTCCCTTGCCTATCATAGGCATTGGAGGCATGGATAAGTGCTTCATAAGCAAGATCAAGATCGTCTGTTCGCTCAGCACACCTCAAAAAGAATGATAGTGCTGGAGCGTTATGCCTATGATGCTCATACCACATACCAAGGTTAAAATTCTTTGTTGGATTCTCAGTATCCAATGCATACTCTAAAAGTAATTGGTTAAGATTTGCTCCATTAACACTTGTCAATAATTGAGTTTTTACATCCTCAACATTAGTAACTTCTTCATTTTCACTACGAAGTTCTTCACTCATTTTAACTTCAAACATTGCTCCCATAAGTTCCTCAACTGTTCTAGTACTTCCATTATCTTTCCACCAATTTATAATATAATCGTGGGTATAATAATGATTTCTTTTTTGTCCATCCTTTACATCCCCATCTCCACCTTCAAAAGTTGAAGTAAAAGATACGTCTTCAACAAACATTGGAATAGTATAAACTTTTCCAGCACTGGTGTAAAGAATGTTTTCGATGAGAGGTTGTATCTCAGCATCTTTTAGCTCAAGATGATATATATTATCTCGAATATAATTATCTATAATATATTTTGCATAGTCTCTTTTAACAATATATGCTGTCACAGACCAATCATCCCAAAGACGGTCTCTTATTTTTATATCTCCAAAATCTCCACGTATTGGAAGCATTTGAATACATCCCCAATCTTCGGGAAGAGCATCAACAAATTCCTTCCAAGTAAAATTCCAATAGTCTACAGTATCAAGACTCAAATCATCTTCGCAGAAGAATCCATATTCCTCATCAGTATTTTCATACCAATGTTTGATTGCTTTTAAATGAGATACACAACAACCTTTTGTTCCATCATTAAGAGTATCTACATACTTACCAGTGACTATATCATCAGATTCTGAGAATCTTTTTGATATTATTGGGATAATATTTTTTGCTCCATGCTTCTTTAAAGCATCTTCCAAATTATTTCTTCTATCAATACTTTCCTCAAGACTCAAATAATATACCGAATTTAATTCCGATAATTTTTTGACTTCTTCTTTTCTAGTAGCAACATAATTTTGACCATCAATATTAATTACATCCCAATCATATATCCTCTCGATATATGGATTTTGAATATCAGAAAAAAGTTTTTCATTAAATTCAACATTCATTTTTGCTAAGAGATATTCTAGATTCCAACGATCCGAATCAGAAGTTGTTGGATCAGAAATTCTTCTCTTTACATTCTCAATATTTGTTTCTGCTTCTTCACCATATCCTTCAAAATTCTCATATCTTTTACTATCTGGATGTGGTATATGAATAATATTATAGTTATGAACTAATTTTTTACATTCAAGACCCAATATAGTAAGTCTTTTTGTCATTTGATCATCTTCATAAGCATAATACTTACCCATTCTCTCATCATATCCACCAACTTTCCAGAAGTTTTCTCTGCTAACAAAGCAAAGACCCGTAAGATATTTGAATAGGGGACTATATGTATGAGAGTATTTCATCAACTCACCAACATCCATACCATGAAGGTTGACAACATATCCCTTTAAATCTTCATTCCAATGCTCATGATTACAGACGTAACTATCTTGACCACATAAGAAGGAATTTTCATCAATCTTATAAAAATCAAAGAATGGAAAATATGGATTGATCATATAATCACAATCCAACTTAAGAATATAATCTCCTGTAGCAATACTTGCGGCAAGATTTAATGGTTGAGGTTGATTAAAATACTTTTCATCATTAACTCTAACTATTTTTATTCTCTTATCAATTTTTGTAAGATGATTTATTGGTTCATCAGAACTCCAATCAACTATTATAAATTCTTTAATTTCATCAAATGCCAACCAAGAATTTAATGATATTCTTAATGCATCATACCGATTTTTACATGCACAAATTACTGAAACATTCATATTGAAATCCAATGAGGTAATCTTAATCCGTTAGAGTCTACAAAAGAGGCGTATGGTTGGAACCACTTCTTAGGGCAAATAGTTTTTTCACTTTTTGCCAACCAAGATCCCCACCAACTATAAGTACTATTAGCAATTATATGATAATTGCACATTGACATCAAGCACAAATCCAAATAAGTGTTTCCACTTCTCATAATATGAAATCTATCCTCACTAAAATAATCCTGATCCTCACACCAATCAGGATCGTCAGAGAATACTAATGTTGGTATAGATAAATCAAAATGAGATAATGCATCATTATAATAATCTAATGTAAGATTATTTAAAAAATGCGAATTTAAATAATCAGTTCTTCTTATATGAAGTGCTATTATTTTTTTATTTTGAAATGTTTGTTCTAAATAAAATTTAGCAATGTTTTTGTATCTTTCCTTAAAAACAAATTGCTTTCTTATATCTTTTTCAAAATCGATGAAATATTTATAGTTTTGAAAAAATCCTAAAATACTTTTATTATCATGATTAGTATTATAAAAGTTAGAATCAAAAGCGGTGTTTAAAAATCGACCATTCTGTTCTTCTGTTTGCAATACAATGCTATGACCACCAGAAACGATATCAGATGGTACACCATTGGGCAAAACAAACTCAGAATAATAGTGAGAAAATACTTTTGCTGATATATTAAAGCACTTATACAATTCCAAATTATTTTTACATAAAGCAAAGTCTAAATTAAATTTTTTAGACATAGAATACAACGCAGCATATTGGAACATTTGGTTTCCCAATCTTCCAATAAATCCAATATGAGGAAATGTAATCATAATGATATCAATCTACTAAAAAAATTACGTATTACTTCTATATTTGAATATCCACCATTCTCCATAAAATAATTTCCAGGTCTTATTCTGTGATGATGATACCAATCATCAACTATCTCATATTTATTGCCAGACGTTAACCAAAAATATGAGAATACTATTACATCTGCAGATGCATGATATGGAGTATTAACGAAGTATCTTTTTTGTGTTTTTAAATATTGTTCCCTATTAACAATAAAATTACCATTATTTAAAAACCACGATAACTTATGCATACTAGTTTCAATATATTTTTGAGTTACTTTTAAATCAAAAATTTTATCCTCATAATTATATTGAACTATATTACCATCAGACATTATTAAAGTACTCTCGATATAACAAGTATCTTTTTTTGAATAGTCTAAGTTTTTAATTACATCAAAGATACATTCATCAAACCAATTGTCACTATCAAAAAGATATACCCATTCAGAAGTACAATTTGCAACTGTTAGATACTTGTTTATAAAAGCTTTTTGATTTATCTCAGATCTAAAAACCTTTACCTTATCTGTATTCAAAGAGTTTAGTATCTTACAAAGATTACCATACTCAGTTGGATTTGATCCGTCATCATGTATTACTATTTCACTAATAAAATCACAATTGATTGAAGTTTTTATACAATCCCAAAGATATTTGGAACTATTGTATGTTGGTATTCCCAGAGATATACTCATTATTCACAAATATAGTGTTTATATGATCATGAAATATTTCTGTGTATCCACTATCAATGATAAAACTTCTCAAATTTTTACAGGAATTTACTAAAGATTTATTTTCTTGGAAGTATTCATGATCATCTATAAGTTCAACAATCATCATCTTTGGTTTCCACAGATCAAGTCTAAAAGATTTAAAAACATCCTCTTCTCTTCCTTCAACATCAACAACTAATAAATCAAAGTTTTTAGGAATATCTGCCATTTGCATATAACTATCAAGTCTAACCTGCATACATTCAGATTCAGTAAACTGAGGATGTCCAAATATAGACATAGAGGAAACCATTGTTGCCTGGTCTTTATCCATAGTAGATACTATTCCAGAACAATATACTGGCAGACGACCAACCTTTGTTCCAATAGCATAATTAGATACCTTAATCTTTGAATTATTTGAATGCCTCTTAACACATTGCTCAAAGTGTTCTTTTACTGGTTCAATATAAAATCCTCTCCATCCAGCATCAGCAAGACAAGAAGTATTAGATACAGATTCACCATCAAAAGCACCAACCTCTACAAAGATTCTATCAACGTTCTCACCAAAGTATTTTGTATAAATTTTATCCAGATTTGGTATCTGACAAGTCAATGATAATGTGTACATAATTTACATAAAAGCACCTTTTTTAACATACCAAATATGAACTGGTCCATCAATACCAACCAACTCATCTTCATCATAAGTATCTCTTAAATGAGCAGTAATATTACCAAAAGAAGGATGATTCCAATCATGCCCCATGATATAACCACCATCACGAACTTTCTTTTCCCAATACTTTAAATCATTTTCAAGATCAAAATGATTACCATCAATAAAAACAAAATCTAAACTTTCATTTCTAAATTTTTTCGCAGCATTTTGTGATGTCATACGAATAATTTTACCTCTTGGGTCAAATGGTTTGATTAATTGGACAACATGTGCATGTAATCCATCAAATCCACCAAACTCAGTATCTACATTTACAACACCAGATAGATCCCAAGTTTCTTTTTTGTACGAATCAACTCCCCATAAAGTTTCTAGATTTGTTTCTTCCAATAAGAGTTGCATATTAGATCCAAAAGCAACTCCAATTTCTACACCTGTTTTAATTTCATCTTCTCTTTCATTAATAAAATCTTTTAACCATTGATGAGATTCGTCCCAATAACCATGGAACCTTCTTAGATTTTGTATATCGATCTCACCAGTATACTTTGTAGCCATTTAACAATTACTCCTGTTTTACGTAAAATGCATCACCCCAACCATGATCTTCCCACCAATCAGTTTCAATTCTCTCAAAAGAAAACTTAGATAAAAACTTATCAATATCTTCTATATATGCATTGTTCTCATATATCTCATCACTATTAACTTCACAATAAATGTAATCAATATATTGAAGGGTATTCTCTGCCCCCTTCAATACTTCAAGTTCATATCCCTGAACATCAATATTTAACATATTATATTCTGTGAGATTGTAATCATCCAATCTATTAACTTCTACCTTTTCTGTTTTATCAAAAGTAACGTCTGGATATAATTGTAAATGTTTTTTTGGTTTTAATATAGAACTACTCTCACATTGATTACTACTTAAATACATATCAACAATTTTATTTGTACTTCCCAATGCGACTTGATGCCCTGTTATATTTGCATTGTAGTTAGAAGCGTGAGACGCAACCTTATAAAAATTATCTAGAACTGGTTCAAATAGAACAATATTCTTGATTCCATTGTTAATATAAACTGGTATCTCTTCACCATGATGAGCACCTACGTGAATAACTCCTGTGATTTCCATTTTATAACTATTAAAAATTGTATTAAAATCTATTAACATTATCAAAAAATCCAGTCTGGATAAAGTACATGCTTTCCATAATTCCCATTATTAATTCTAATATATATCTCTGGTCTGTCTGGAACTATATTATAGTATTCCAGATTTTGTCTCAACATAGTTTCTGGTTGATATTTTTCAAATTCTATATTGTATAGATTATTATAAACATTAGAATACTGATCCATAATATGAGATTTACCAAAAGCAAACTGATCATTTATACCATTATCCCAATCTTCTCCAGCAGGAATACATAAGTCACTATCATACTTAGATAAATCAAAATATTCATCGTAAATATAATCGCTGTCCATTCTCATTCTGACAACTTTATCAAAAACCATAGAGTTTTCATCTTCATATTTCATTTTTAATTCATTAGACTTGAAGATAGAATAATACATACTAATAGGACTAATTGTATAGTTATCAATAGGACTACATTTTGTCAAGATGTCAGTATAAATTTTTTTAAATTTTGGTTCCAATGAAATAAAATTCTCAACTAAAGCAGACTCATAATTAAAAGAATCTAAGAATCCAATACTATCTTCAGCAATCCTATCTAATTCTTTATACTCTGGTTGAAATACTTTACTTGTAAAGAATTCTTTGTTTTGAACTTTCCAAGTATGTATAAAGATTTTTATATTCTCATTAGGAATTATTTTTTCTATAGTTCTAAGAGCATTTTCTGGATACCTAATTAGTCCAGATAAACATATTGCAACATTCATATTATTTAAAATATAAAGTTTTGAACATAATTTTTATTAATCTTTAAAAGATAAGCAGCATTATCTTGGAATCCAAATGTGATCAGATAATCATCTCCATACTCACACATGCCAACAGCAAATTCAATCTCTGCTTCCATGAATGAAAATTGTCTAGAGACTTTTACAATATCCCAATTCTTATCCCAAACAATAAATCTATGTCTATAGATACCATCTTTACGATCTTGTTCACTTTTGGTTAAGTATGTCTCGTGACATAACGTAATATGACCACCATCACCGAAAGGAAGAACCTGAGATCCTCCTCTTAGATCAATACAACCAATATCTCTCCAATCCTTTATAACTACACTCTCTGTAGTATTAGATTCAATATCATATCTCACAACTTCTGTGCCATTAGTCCACTTAACAAAATGCCATGGCATATCAACAATAGGCATCCAGTTCTTTTCACAATAAGATTCCCTATTACCTGGAGTTGGAATACGATATTGAGCAATCTCTTTTACATAATCAGGACCAATCTCAATCTCTGATAGTTCCATTCTACCAGTACCAATAGTATCTAGATCTCTTCTAACACCACACATGAAGAGTCTTCCATCCCAACGGAAAATTCTAGAGTCTTCAAGACCTACAAAATCCCAAAGTTCTTTGTCGGGAAAATCTGATGTATCAATATGTCTTTGCCATACTGGATTCATATTAGAATCATACTCACACAAAATATTCTTTGTGCGAAGCTTCCAATCATTCTCTGGATGAATATAAACTAGAGGACCCCAGGGATGCTCATACTTCTTAATCTCAGAATGATACAAGGTATAGTTAATATTCCTTAAATTTACTAAAAGCCTATCTCCATCCAAATAAATTGAAGGATTTGTTAGAGAAGGTCCTTTAAGTATTGAAGAGTCTGTTACTAATGGATGAATACTTCCTCCACCATTCTCAATACAATCTTTCACAAAATTCATACTTTGATTAGCAACATGTAATGGTCTATTCATATTAATTCAATGATTCATAAAGTATCTATAAGAGTTTAAAAGCTCTTATTTTTTATTAACCTTAGCAAAGGTATTGTATCTATATTTGACCACCATGTCAAGATTGACTTTTAGGTTTTCATGATGTATGCTAGTGCATAATAAGGAGGTCTATTCTCATGAGCATTGCCACTACCAGCATTTCCAACACTAACAGACACTGGATGACTATGAGAACCTGCAGAATTAACTGATACACTTACTGGATGAGTATGAGCACCTGCAGGTGAAGTAGTTCTAGCTTGAGTGCCTTGGTTAACTGCATTACCAGCACCATCTTTTGGAGCATTTTGTGAGGCAGTTCCTGTGTATGCGTGAGAGTGAGTACCTGCAGGTCCTGTAGACCCACTTGCTGGGTGAGAGTGAGATCCAGCAGATCCACTAGAACCAGATCCTGGATGATTATGTACAGGTAGTTGTGCTGTTGTTAGTGTTACAGTATCAGAACCACCAGTAGCAGCTACAGCATATCCATTACCTGCACCAACAACAAACCTGTCCCTAAGATCTGGTGTACTATTAAGACCATCACATAAAACCCATCCAGTAGGTATCGATGCTGTTGAACCAGACCATAAAATAATACCTCCACTAGGAACTGATCCTCCTGGTCCTGCACCAGTATCCATGCTGGTGCATGTCATTACTCCTGTTAGATTTAAATTTTCACCTGTTATGTCCGCCGCTAAAATAGGCATCAGTCTACCTCCGATAACATGAACTTAAACTTTTTACCATTTCTTCTATTAATTAGGAACAAATCATTCTCTCCTTCTTGAATTGTATATTCACCCCATGTTCCATCAACATCATTTGTAGAACCCTCATTACTAAGATTAATATCATTTGTATAAATGTTTGCCCAGCGAAGAGTGGTTGAACCAAGATCTCTTGTATTATTTGTATTTGGAACAATATTTCCAGCAATTGTTAGAACACTTCCAGTAAAGGTAAGATTTGCTTCTGCATTAACTGTTCCAGCAGAACCAGTAGCAGTTATGACTCTATTGTCTACATTATTTGAAATTGTTGTTGTATTTGCAGAACCCTGAGTGCCTTGAGTTGCTTGGGTTCCTTGATTACCTTGGAGTCCTTGTGTACCTTGGCGTCCTTGAAGACCTTGAGTTCCCTGGCGTCCTTGGCGTCCTTGGTTTCCTTGGAGACCTTGAGTACCTTGGGTTGCCTGTGTACCTTGATTACCTTGTGTACCTTGGTTACTTAAACCTTGCGTACCTTGGCGTCCTTGTGTACCTTGGCGTCCCTGAAGACCTTGAGTTCCCTGGCGTCCTTGGCGTCCTTGGTTTCCTTGGAGACCCTGGTTACCTTGGCGTCCTTGGTTACCTTGGCGTCCTTGGTTACCTTGTGTACCTTGGTTACTTAAACCTTGCGTACCTTGGCGTCCTTGGTTACCCTGGTTACCTTGGCGTCCTTGGTTACCTTGTGTACCTTGGTTACTTAAACCTTGCGTACCTTGGCGTCCTTGGTTTCCTTGGAGACCCTGGTTACCTTGGCGTCCTTGGCGACCTTGATTACCCTGAAGACCTTGGTTACCTTGGCGTCCTTGGTTACCTTGATTACCTTGGTTACCTTGACGACCCTGACGACCTTGGTTTCCTTGGAGACCCTGATTACCTTGACGACCTTGATTACCTTGTGTACCTTGTCTTCCTTGTACACCCTGAACACCAGATCTTGTAAATGCTAGCGTTACTTCTTCACTTACTGATGGTGAAGTACCTGCAAGATAATTGACTGGGATGGTATAATAAGTACCATTATCAGTTATATTTCCATCAACTTCAAAAATAACAACAGTATTATCTGAAGATAGAGCTGAGATTATGTAAATATAACCTCTATTCAATCCTCCAGTTAGTGTTGTATCATCCCAACTTGCGATCCATCCCGATTGATTATTGCTTAAAGCATCAATATCATTAACTGTAATAGAAGTTACAGAAGATGCTGTTGCATTATTGAATCTAATTTGACCAGAAGATGGTGCTCCAGTTCCTCCATATGCATAAGGAACTCCACCACGGTTACCAATGTTGCCCTGGTTACCTTGGTTACCCTGATTACCCTGATTACCTTGGTTACCTTGGCGTCCTTGGTTACCCTGAAGACCCTGGTTTCCTTGGCGTCCTTGATTACCTTGATTACCTTGGTTACCCTGATTACCTTGATTACCTTGGTTACCTTGGCGTCCTTGGTTACCTTGGAGTCCCTGATTACCTTGATTACCTTGGTTACCCTGATTACCCTGGTTACCTTGATTACCTTGGTTACCTTGATTACCTTGGTTACCTTGGAGACCCTGAACACCAGATCTTGTGAATGCTAAAGTAATTTCTTGGTTTACGGAAGGATTTGTCCCACTGAGCGGATTAACTGGAATGGTATAATAAGAACCATTATTTGAAATATTTCCATCAACTTCAAAAATGTTTACTGTGGTTTGTGAAGATAGGGCTGAGATTATGTAAATATAACCTCTGTTCAATCCTCCAGTTAATGTTGTATCATCCCAACTTGCAATCCAGTTTGATTGATCATTACTTAATTGATCAATATCATGAACTTGAATTGCAGTGATGCTAGCAAAGGTTCCGTTGTTATATCTTACTTGTCCAGATGAAGGAACTCCTGTTCCTCCCCAACGATAAGGAACTCCACCACGGTTACCGATATTACCTTGGTTACCCTGATTACCCTGGTTACCTTGATTACCTTGATTACCCTGGTTGCCCTGAAGTCCCTGATTACCTTGATTGCCTTGGTTACCCTGGTTACCCTGGAGACCTTGGTTTCCTTGGTTGCCTTGGTTACCCTGGTTGCCTTGGTTACCCTGGTTGCCTTGGTTACCTTGGAGTCCCTGATTACCTTGATTACCCTGATTACCTTGGTTACCCTGATTACCTTGGTTGCCTTGGTTACCTTGGAGTCCCTGAGTACCTGCTCTATTGAAGTTAAATACTAACTTCTCAGTATTTGCAGGTCTAGATCCAGACACATATGATACTGGGATTCTATAGAAACCAGAAGCAACTTGAACTGCACCCGTGACATTGAATACATTTACATTATTATCTGCACTATCCGCAGATGTTATTACAAGATTACCTCTAGTAAGACCAGTGTTTAATGTAGTATCATCCCAAGTGTTGTACCACCCAGTTTGATTGTTGCCAAGAACATCTAAGTTATCAATATAAATGAAGCTCACTGAGCTCATTGTTGCATTGTTATATCTTACATTTCCATTTCCAGGATCTGCGTTAGTAGTGGTTGTAGAGAAGTTATAAGGAACTCCACCACGGTTACCGTAGTTACCTTGGTTACCCTGCAATCCTTGATTACCTTGGTTACCCTGATTACCCTGGTTACCCTGGTTACCTTGGTTACCCTGCAATCCTTGATTACCTTGGTTACCCTGATTACCCTGGTTACC